CAAAAATGGCCTCCAATAGTCCCAAATTGCCCTGATTATTGGCTATTTGATGTCTCTGGAAACAACACTCAATGTGTAAATGTAAAAGATTTAGGAACTTGTCAACCAACCGGCGGAGACAGACATTTAAAAATGGATTTTACTACTCCTACATTTTCTGGTTCTCAAGGAGATTGTAATAAGTACACGTGGGCGAATAGGTGCGGAGTTAGCTGGGATGGAATTACATATGGTGTACGCTCTCCTTGTCAGACACAATAATCGGTTGTTTTCATTATTGGATAACAAAGCATTAGGTAAAAATCTACATAAAAAGATTTTTTCCTAATATATAAGATGAATCAGCTACAAATCAATACAATTCTTAATAGAGATGAAGAGGTAGAACTGGTCAAGAATATATTGCGCAACTTTGAAACAAATCGAAATGATGTTCTTTTAAAAAGGGGGATTTATGTATTTGGAGACCCTGGAACAGGCAAAACTACATTTGTTACAAATATTTTGAAAGAAATGAACTATGACGTTATTAAATATGATGCGGGAGATATTCGAAATACATCTGTTATTGAAGACATTACTAAACATAATATGGCAGATAGAAACATTATGAGTTTGTTTAATAAAAAGGCGCGAAGACTCGCAATTATTATGGATGAGATTGATGGAATGAATAATGGCGACAAAGGAGGTATCAATACGTTAATTAAACTAATCCGGCCTAAAAAAACTAAAAAACAAAAACTAGAGGAAGTCACATTAAATCCAATTATATGCATTGGAAATTATAAGGTAGATAAAAAAATAAAGGAACTTATGAAGGTGTGTCATACAATAGAACTTAAGACACCAAAAATCGCACAAGTAACCAGTATTGTTAATCAACTTTTACCAGAGATCGAAATAGACATCAAATCAAAAATATCAACATTTGTTCAGGGCGATTTAAGAAAAATCCATAGTATTTACACCATTTATAAAATTAAGCCTGATTTTTTCACACACAATTTAATTGAAAATATATTGCGAACTAAATCTTATAGCGACGATACAAAAAAAATAACAAAAACCTTGTTCAATAATTATTTTACAGTTTCTCAACATAATAGTGTTATGAATGAAACTGATAGAACGAGTGTTGGACTTTTGTGGCACGAAAATATAGTTGATGTTATTGACAATGTGGATAAGAAGGTATCAATTCCATTTTATATTAACCAGCTCGAGAATATTTGTTTTGCTGATTATATTGATAGAATTACGTTTCAAAAACAAATCTGGCAATTTAACGAGATGAGTTCATTGATTAAAACCTTAAAAAATAATAAACTGTATCACGATTCGTTCATCAAAAAGCAATTATATAATCCGACAGAAACACGATTTACTAAGGTGTTAACTAAGTATTCAACTGAGTATAATAATTCGCTATTTATACAAAAGCTATGTCAAGTGTTAGGGATGGACAAAAAGGACTTGTTGGGGTTTTTTATCGACCTTAAAAACAATGGAGATGAAAATGAGTTTAGTCGTTTGACAGAAATGTATGAAATTGGAAAACTAGATATTAGTCGTATATATAGATATATTGAAAAATACACAAAGGAGAATGCTTCGGGAATAACAGAAAAAGAAATAGAAGAAGAAGAAGAAGACACTTGTGATTATGAATAATTTTATAATACAACTTGCTCTACTAAAAACATCATGTTTATACATGAAGTTTTTATATATTTAATTTACTTGTTTACCAAACAGAAACAGAGCTTGCGTTTGCGTTTGGTCGCTTGTTCTCCTTGTTTCTTTTAATTTCCTCTACTCTTGCCGCATATTTGGAATCCCATACCGCAATTTCACGTTCTCCCAATTCACAGCTCATATGAGACATATACTGACAAGGAGAACTATAAAACAAGGTTGATGAGTTATTCTCACTTTTACACTCACCAGTTGCAAGACATACCTTAAAGAACAAGTCTTCGTCGCACGAGCCAACTAGCTCATTATAATATTGTCCTGTTTCTGCGTCTCTTATATTATTTCCAATACCAGACGAGGTGTAACATACGACTTTGCACTTCTTGAGTCCTGTTAGAGTTGGCATAGTCCTCCAAATTACATTATATCCCTTGTCTGAACGGCGGGCATCTAGTAACATTCCATTTGTGGCGGGAGTAAAAACATCAGCTTCGTTTGATTCAAATGTGTATTCCATTGTTGCTTATGGTATAATTATAATATGTAAAATATCTTTAAGTATATTTTACCTGAAATATGATTACAACGTTGACTATATAAATGTGCCCTCTTGAGAAAGCTTAATTTGTTTTTCATTCCTCTTTTCCCTTACTCTTTCGCTTATAATTTGCTTTAGTTTGTCCTCTAGATATTTTGTCTTATCTGTTAGCCGGTTATTTTCTATCGTCAGCTGTTGAATCACAAAACTCATTTCGTTAATTTTATTTTGTATAGCTTGTGATGGTGGTGCGTTTTGTAGCCTATTCATATGTTCATTATATTCTAATTGTTTTTTTAGGTGTTCCTGTTTCATTAATTCTCTTGACTGTTTCATTTCTGCCAACTGTTTTGTTACATCTGGTTTATTTTCTATTTTACCCGGTTCATACGATACTAAATTGTTAATACCCTCCGAAAAAAAATTCAATATATCTTGTTCTTTAATAAAATCAGATGGGGTTAATGTGGATTCTTGCATACGTGGATTCGGACCTTGTTCTAGCAATTCTTTTTTATCAAATGAATTCTGCTCGTGCGAAAACACCAAAATAGATTTTTTTGGGTCTAATTGAACAAATGGAATGGTATAGTTCTTTAAAAACGTTGTTTCTTCGGCAACAGAAGACTTTTCATCAAATCGAGTGACTTTTAATAATTCTTTTTTGAAAGCAAATGTTGCCGCTGTTGAGTGATTTGGGCCATATGGACCAAATTGTATCATTTTTTGAATATGTTTAAAATAAACAAACATCGTGCTTGAACCGGCGCACAACGCAGATGGCGAACTTAACAATGTTTCTACTGCGTGCGCAACTCTTTCAGGCGGATAATAATCGTCATCATCCATATAAACAATTATATCTCCTCGAGCTTTTTCATTTAACAGATTTCTTTTGTATCCCAATGTCATTTTCTCGTCATATTTAAAATATTTTACTTGTGGAATACACGTAACTAAATCTTCAATTTTGTCTGTTCCGTCGTCAATAATAATCCATTCTAATCTGTCTTTTGGATATGTTTGGTTTTGAAAACATTTAATAATCATAGGTATAAACGGACGCCTATTAAACGTTGGGGTACATATACTAACCATTGGCTTTACGGAACCTTTTTTGTGTTTTCCCATTTACCATTATTCTAATATTATTTTTAAGTATTAATTGCCAGATAATTTTTTACCAAGTTGTATAAGTTGTTTTTTAAGTCCTTTTTCACTTTGTCCTCCACCACTAAAAGGATTTAATTTATCTAGTAGACTTTTAGGTTTGACCATCTCAATAACAGCATCACACGTCTTCTTGGCTATTTCACTATTTATAACAGGGGTCATTCCATTTTCTACGACAGGCTTATAAATATCAATAGCTATTATACCAAAATAAATTGCACCTGCTATTACTATTGGAACTATACCACTTGCTGTTCCTAATTGATTAAAAGCCATCACAGTAACAATGAATGTGAAGATGCTTGTTATTAGTACTTTGTAGTGTATGTATGTTTCCTTTATAATGGTAAGTCCTGATGCCGGGTTTCCGTTTAATTTTCCTCTAAATGTGATGATGCTGAAAATACACAACATAAAAACTCCTGGTATATAAAAGGACATCACCATTGACGCAGTGAAAATAAAAAGAATTATAAATAGAATGACTAAGAAAATTGCCGTGGCATATCTAAATCCGAAAGATAACGCGCTTATATCTTCCCATTTGGGCATTCCTTTCCCAGTATTGTTTGTATTGTCTTTGAAAAACCAACCCATTTCAGCAAACCATAAATATATAAAATATATTGAATCTATTATAAAAATTATTGGTGCTACTATAGAGTAAATGATTGGTCCTATCAATACGAGCAATAGTTCTGGCAACAGATTTAACTTATTTAATACTGCTCCAAACATACTAAAATTAGCCAGCATAGTGCTTTCAAGTATTGTCATCAAATAATTTACTAGGAAGTATGAATCTGAGGAGTTTTTGTATGAGCGTATCCAGTCTAGTATAGTATTTGACGAATTATACTTGTCGTATGGAATTTCTAATTTCTTTGACATTTGAGGCGACTTAAGAGTCGTAAAAATATCGGTAGTAATTGTTTCGACAGTAGGTTTAGTGTCTTCATATGGATAACATTTGTTATTGTCTGGTAAAACACTTGATTGTGCTATTTTACACGCGTATAATATTAGACCACTGCATCCATAGTAAAACAATATGGATACTAAAACTACTACTACATATATTAGATAATCACCCATTTTTGTTGTGTATGGTTCATCTTTCTTTTCATCGGAGCTTGCCATTACTTATATTAATTGATATAAAATAATAAATTTGTTTTCTCTTTTCTTCTATACCCCAGTTTTATTTACTAAATTACCTAATTCAGTTTAATTTTAATATCATTTTATATTATTATATTGAAATGTTCAAAAAGGGTTCAATTAGTTTATTTTTGATATTGTCAAGCTTGGTTTTATTTATAATAATATTTAAGTGGATTGATTATTTAACTGAAAATAAATATATTGTGGAATGTTTTACATCGTCGTCCGTTGAAGAAAAATCGGATGGTTCAACTAGCCACACTGTAGATTTACCATTAACAACAACGTATAGTTGTAAAAATTTCTGTGGTCCTACGGCAAGATGTTCTGTGACTGGTCAACAATGCTTAGCTGATATTGATTGTCCAGGTTGCCAACCATATACCCCACCTTTAAAAAGAAGTCCAGATATAATCCCAGGCGATAATGATGCTGGGAAGCTTACAGTTGGTGTAACTCCCAGATATTCACCCTTAACCAGTGGATATGGAACACAGGAAACAATCATTACATCTAATATGTTCTCTAAACCATCTGCTGCTAATTTTGGTGTAAATACATGGATGGCTAGTTTTAATGAAGACCAGTCATTGTTTGATGAAAGATATAAACCAACCAACCAGAAATATATGCCAGACTATCCGAAACGTTACAGTTTAACAGGTGAGTTTATTGAAGATGGACCATTTGCGTCAAATGCCCCCATATCTTAAAGTGTACAATCCTTCGTAACAATTCCTCTTTTGGGCGCACCCGTTTTTATGCAATTGAAAAGGAAAACAGGTACCATTATTAAACGTATTATTTTTACACCTGAAAATAACGTACGCGAACTTCATTGCTCCGACGAAAAATAAATAATATTTTACTATTTATTTTTATATTATACTTATTTTCTAAAACTCGTTTTGGTTGCTTTTTTTACGGATTTCCTTTTGCTTTTATTCAATCTTATTTTTGAAATCCTTTTTGTATTCTGCTTAATTTGTTTACTTTTTTTCTTTGTTTTGTTTTTACAATCATTATATTTTGTTATTTTTCGAAGACGCCCACCACGGTACCGGTGGTTCTCATCATCATCTTTCATACTTCTTCCTGCAACTATATAATTCAATTTATCTTGTGCGTCAGTCACAACTAATCCACTCACTGACATAGGATTAATACCAGATTTTCCATATAAAGATAGAAGGATAGCTCGTGCTGCTGCAGGTCTATCATTGTGTAAGCCTAATCTACCTTCATTAGGGGGTATAA